CGGCCAGTCAACCTCGCGTCCGCACCAAGCACGACTTTGCCGTTGGCGTCCTGATACATAGCCCCGGCAAAGTCGTTGGCGTCGTTGCGAACGTCGAGCGCCGCCAGCACCCGCGTCTGCCATTCCGTCAGAATGGATCGCAGCGCGGAGCCACTGATCGGCCCATCCGGAATAGGCGGCAGGAGCGAATTGCGGAGACTCTTGGTCACGCGACGCGGATCTGCGTGTCCCAGACCGTGAGGGGCACTGGGTCACTGAACGACATCTTGTAGACGCGATGGGATGCACTCCCGAGACGGTGCCAGCGGACTCGCTTGCGGTATTCGCCCTGACGACCAATCGACTTCACGGGGAGCGAGCGGTAGGTCCGCCCGCCATCGTCCGAGGCCGACAGCGACACCATCGGGTCGCTGCCCTGCCCCGTGGAGAGGCCCACGCCGGTCTCGATGCCGAGTTCCATTTCTTGGTGAAATACGCGCCTCCCGCCGTCCCAGACGCCCGTATAGGTCCACTCAGCCCGCAGCGTCTGGCCCCACTCCGTGAAGGTCTCCCCGTCGAGGATGCCCACAGAGCCGGTCTCAGCGTCCTGCACGTAGGTGACGCCGTTCCACTCGACGGTATCCACGACGCGCCACGGGAGCCCGAGATAGGACTCCCGCTCGCTCCACTCGTTGGTGGTCGCGTCGTACAGCCACGCAGCGCCCGCTGACGGGAAGCGGAACACCACGAACAGGTGCCCCATGCTCGTGAAGCCGAAGCACTGGCAGTCATCCACGCGGGCGTAATCGCGCCACTTCTCCTCGACGCCGTGGGTGCTGATGCGAACCGGGGTCGAGCCGTTCAGGCGACGCGCAGTGCGATCGGACGCCAGCCAATAGACGCTGTTGTCCTGCTTGGTGACGCCGTGCTTGGCGAGGCCGCCGAGTTCGATGACGCCGCCTGGGACGCGCTCGAACGGGAAGCCCGTCGCGCCGCTGTTGTACCAAAGCTCGGTCGTGTGCGTGCCGATAAGCACAAGCTGCCGGTGATCGACCTCCAGCGTCACGAGGTCGTCCGGGGACGCCTCGGCGGTCGCGAAGTCGAGCGCGTCGTATTCCAGCGCGTCGGTGAGATCGGACGAGAAGAATCGCCCGCTGTTCTCGTCCACGAAGACGATGTAGTTATCGAGGAACGCGCAGGCACCAGGCCGACGACCGTCAAACCCGGTGTCGGTGATCTGCACCATCTCGGTTCCGGTCCAGACGCGGGCCATCTGCTCGGTCGTGATCACGATCTGCTGGCCGTTGTCGGCCGTGATCGTGCGGCCCGTGCCGGGCACCGTGCCCAGCGCCGTGCCCTCGCCGTTGGCGATGCGGTACAGCGTGTTACCGGCAATCGCGAACAGGCCCAGTTTGCAGGCGTGCAGCCCACGTCCGCCGCCCGCGAGCGTGGCGTGCGCGCGGATGCCGGGCACCGTGCGCAGGATCACGGGCGAAGTGCCACCCGTGGGCCCCGCCTCGGCGTAGACATTCACCACGCGCGACGAGGCCGCGCTACGAGCGTTGAGCGCGTAGCTGTGTACCGGCAGCGGCTTGAGCATTAGAAATATTCAGCCCTGACGGGCGCGCCGGAACTCGCACGCGAGACCAGCTTTCGGAGCCACCGCTCGGCGGGGCTCATGGGATTCAGTCCGAGCAAGCCTTCAGCGCGGATCGTGGATCGGCGCGGCTCGGGGAGTTCAAAGTCATCGACCAACTGGGCCGATGTGATGTCAACGAACGCGTTGACGTAGGTGTCGCGCAGCCCAGATTCCAGGTCAACGGACACAATGCGCATGTCATCCAACTGATCGCGCACGGACTCCATCTTGGAATTGATGAGTTCCGCGTCTTCAGCGTTCAGCACCTCGCCAACGGAGAGAATGCCAAGCTTTTGCGCGACGCGGGTCGCGAGTTCTGCAGTCTGAAGTGCCATAGGTTAGGGGCGGGAGATTGCTCCCCCGCCCCGTTTCCTTTAGCCGTTCGTCACGAGCAGGGTCAGATAGAACGACCCAGCCGCAGCAGTGCCGGCCGCAGTCGTCGTCTGCACCTTGACGAGCGTCTTGGCCGTCAGCGCCAGCGGAGTGCAGGCGTAAACCGCCTGCCCGCCAGTCTGCGCCGCCGTGATGCCCGTCACGATGTCGGTGCTGCCCACGGTGATCTTGTGGACCACCAGCGGGGAGCCCGCCGTGTCGAGGTCGTCCGACTTCACCAGAGCGCCCACGACCGTCACGTTGGGCGGGAGATACCCCGCCTCGTGAACGTCGTTCAGCTCCAGTTCGCCGGCCACATAGGCGACCGTGAACGGATACCCGACAAGCCCAACGGCCGAAGCCTTCGGAACGCCAAATGCCGCCGATGCGGCTACGGAACTAGTTTCACCAGCCATTTCTCATTACTCCTATTAGGCGTCCGCGACCGCAGCGAAGAAGCCAGTGACGATGCCGTTGTCCTTCGGGGTGGTCGTGTCGTCCGCGCCCGAGCCAAACACCATCTTGTTGACTTCGTAGATCTGCTGAATCGCAACGCCGAACTTCGACCCGTAGTCGTCCTCGTTCTTCGTGCGGCTGGTCCACCGCTGCGCCAGCGCATAGGCAAGGGCCTGCGCGCCGCAGAGGTACACCGGGCCGACGTCGATGGTGCCGTTGGTGAACGTCGCAATCTCCGGGATCTCCCGGATGATCAGGCCGTCCCACAGAAGGTCGCCATCGGTGAAGAGCGGGTTATCTTCGCCACGCATACGAGCCTCGCGGTTCGCCTGCGTCATCGTCGCGTTCGCCTTCAGGTCGCGGAACGCGAGCGAGTTGGCAAACACGACATACCACTCCTCGTCACCGTTGACGCGGATGGGGCGGATCTTCGGCGAAGCCACCTTCGCGATACGCTTCATGAGGCCGAGCGCATCCGGGGTCAGCTTGTCCGACGTGTTGTCGATGTTCGCCAGCGCGGTCTGATGGGTCGCGCTGTAATTCGACTTCGCCGCACCGAACAGCACGCGGTCCACGTTGTTCGCGTTCCACGTGTTGCGCTCGGCAGCCGTGGCCGACGCATAAGCCACCTGGGCCGTGGTCGAAGTCGGGATCGCACCCAGCGCCGTGATGATCTTGTCGCGCGTGTGCTCCATCGACCAGTCCTTGAGGGTCGAACGAGCCGCATTGCGAAGGTCAATCGCGGACGCATACTCCTCGTACTCAGGGACGACGACGCCGTGGCGGTACAGGTTGACCGTCACGCCGAACGAACGCTGGCTCAGATCCTCTTCAAAGCCCGCGAGCGTCTGGTTGTTGGTCTTGCCAGTCCCGCCCAGCTTGTTGACGAGCTGGAAGATGATCTGGTCGCCCTTGCGCTTGCCGCCCTGCTCGCGCATCTGGATCATCGCGCCCTCGGTCGTCCCCATGTAGCGGGTGAACCGATTGCTGCGGATGTACTCACTGAAATAGTTGTCGTCCCACTGCTTTACGCGCAGTGCGGTCGGGACATTGGTTTCTGCCATGTCTGAAAAACTCCGTTAGAACTTGTTGGGTAAGAACGCGTCCAGCGGCTTCGCTTTGAAATCAAAGCTCGGCGCGCCTGCGGACGGTTCGCTGTTCAAAGACGACGGCACGGGCGCGGCTGCGGGCGCAGGCGCACTCACGGCGACGAACTTCGGGCGAAGCCTTTCCATCCACCGGGCTTCCTCTTCGGCGAGGAACTTTTTCCCGCTCTCGTAAGCAAACTTGATCGGGTCTGGTGCCCGCTGGAATTGCTCACGTATTGCCGGGTTTTCGTTCGCCGTCTTGAGGAAGTAGCTACGGGCTTCGTCGTAGTCCGGATACCGGGTCCGCGCGAGTTCTTCGCGCAGTTCCCATATCTGGTTCTCGAACTGCTGCCTTACGGGAGCGAGTTCCGTCGAAACCTGGTACTTGGTGTACTGGTCGGGATCAGTCCAGATGTCCACGGGCGGCTGCGCTGGCACCACTGGAGGGGCCATCGGTTGCTGCGGCTGTGCCGCCCGTTGCTGGAGCTGCTCGCGGATCGCCGCGAGTTCCGCCTTCACTTCTTCCGCGATGCGCTCTGCGGCCTGTCGCCGCTCACGTTCCGCCGCGATGCCTGCCTTTAACCCCGCCTCGGGGTCTTTCTGCGCGCGAGGGGTGGGCGCGGGGGCAGCCTCCGGCGTCTCCGGCTGCGGCACCTCTGCGGCCTGCGCTTGCGGCGCGGGCTCAGGCGGTGCAGCGGGCGGTGCCTCGGCTGCGACTACGGGGGCGGGCTCCTGCTGCGATGTGGTTTCGGGTGCCGGCGACTTCACCCAACGGCCGCTTTCGTCACGCGGCCGGCTTTCGCCCTTGCTCTCACTCGACAGGATTTCGTCCAGGCTTTCACTCATATCAACCCTCAAACGCCCTTGAGCTGGCGACGCTGTCTCGACACGCCCGAACCCCGGCGGCGGGTGCCCAACGCAGAAACCCGCTCTAGGCGGGTCTCTGTCGTCGGTGCGTGGAATTCTTCTAGGCGACTAGCGCGCGATTGGCGGCAATCGCGAGGATCACGGCTAACGCGTCTTCATCGTCCTGCGCGATCTGCGCAGCGAGCCGAGCGGCCTGCTCGACTCTCGCCGCCTCTGCGGCAGCCTCGATCTCTGCGGCACGCTGCGCCGCGAGTACGGCCGCCACAGACGGGCCGGACGTATCCAGCGGCGGCACAGGCGGCGTCTGCGACGACACCGGAGCGGGAGCGACGACAGGGGGAGGCAATGCCGCCGCCTCCCGCTCCGGTTCGCGAATCTTGATCCGTGCGCCGCGCGCAAACTTCGCCAGCTCACGCCGCGTGAGGTATGGGTCTACCCCTTCGTCGTCCGCTGCGCCTGCGACGACCTCGGCAGGCGGGTCTGGCGGAAGGTCGCCGCCAAGCTGCCCCGGAATGTTGAGAAGTAGGGCAAGCAGCACGGGCCAGGCTCAGATGTAGCCGAGGTTCACGATCACCGCGTTAGCCGCCGGGGCACCCGTATCGGCGACGGCAAAGCCGGTCGTCGCCGCAATGGTGATGGCTGTGGAGAACTGCACGCCCACGTCGCCGAAGTTGATCGCGAATCCTGCGCCGTTGGTGTTGGCGTTCGTAGGCAATGGGAACGTCAGCACGGGCGTCGTGGTGCCAACCGTCACGCTTGCAGCGGTCGCGTTGTAGAACTTCAGATACACGACGCTCGCGGTCATGTTCATGGCGTGGACCCAGAACACTTTCCCCGCCGTGCCCTTGACCTCGTCCTCGGACTCATCGACGTCGAGGTTCTGGTACGGCGTCGCGCCGCCCGCGCCCGCGTGCACATACGGCGTAACGATCTGTTTGCGGTCTAGCGTGATGCGAGCCGCACCGCCGTCGCCCTCGTCTACCGAGTCAGTCGAGGTCTCGTCGGCGAGGAAGCCCGCCATCATCACGCGGGTAGTGGCGACCGTGAACGCCGCATCGTCGGCCAAGTGGCCCTGGTTCGTGATGTTCGTGACCGTGGCGACGGTCGTGACGGTGGCAAGGGTCTGCGACGCCGCGAGGCTGATCGGCTGGATAACCGGCACCGGCTCGGTCGCGTAGGCGCCCGGCTCGAAGGTCCACGTCTGCGTCCCGCTGGTGTAGGCGGTCGCGCGGACGCGGAAGAACGCATAAGCGTTAACCGACAGTTCCCACGCATACGCGGGAGCGGCTGACAGGTTGCCCGTCGTCAGTTCGACCGTGTTGGAGTTGGTGCGCGCTGCCTGCACCGCGAACCAGTTGCCATCGGTGCCGTTGGTGCTGTTGATCGACGCTTCAAACGTGACGTTTACGGTTGAGAACGTGCCGGTGCAGTAGATGACGAGGTTCGAGAATCGCGAGCAGTTTACAAATACCGTTTGGCCGTTTGCCGTTATCGTGCCGGTCGTCGCCGTGTAACTCGCCGGCTGCGAGACAACTTTAAGGCGGCCCGATTCGTCAATCTGGAACGGCACATAATCGCCGTCGGCAGCCATCGCACTATCAGCCGACTGCTGCACGCCAAGCGCCATCACGCCGACGTCGCCAGACGTGTGAGGCGAATCCTCGGCCTTGCCGAGATTGGTCGCGCCAGTGCCCGGCACGACGGACAGCACGTCTACGTCGCCGATGTTGTTGGTGCCAGCCGGCAGCGTTGACAGGCTGATCGGCAGCGCCGTGATAGCCCCGGACCCGTCCGACAACTGAACCGGGAGCGGGGCCGCCAGCCCGACATCGGTAGCAGAGCCGTCGCCGCCGACCGAGATCTTGACGCGCTGGTATTTCGCGCCGCCGACATCGTCGGCCGCAATGACGTCGCCCGCTGCGCCGGGGTTCAGTGTTACGTTGTCAGCCATGCCTTACTGCACTCTCACGGTAGCCGTCGCCGTGCGCCCGCTGGGCAGTACGACGTCGATGGTGCGGGTCTGTTCCTGAAGGCCCGCGATTCGCTCGGCGAGCGCGGCCAGTTGCTCGCCATACGCCTGCATCTGCTGGGCCAGCACCTGCTGCGCCTCGCCCACGACGTTCGCGATACTCGCGGCGGGGTCGGCCTGCAGTTCCAGGCTCTCGACCTCTTTCTGCCGCATGTTCAGTTCTGATTCCTTCGCCGAGTTCGTCACGTTGAACTCGGAAATCTGAGCGCCAATCTCGGCCTTGCTGGCCTTCAACTCGGCCTGCGCAACCTTGATGTCCGCCTGCGCAACCCTGATGTCGGCCATCATCTTGACGAGGTCGGCTTTCTGCTTCTCCAGCGCGGACGCCTCGCTCGTGACCTCAGCAGACTTCTGCTGCAATTCCTGCTCGGCTTGCATCATCAACTGCGTGCGCTGCTGGAACTCCATTTCCTTCTGCTGGATCATTGCGCCGACTTCGGGCGGCAGCGACGAGCCGTCCGGCCCCTTGCCGCTGATGCGGTCGATCAGTTGCTGCTTGTTCTTGAGGCCCGACGCCTGGATTAGCACGTCAGGCGGGATCGCAATGCCGCGCCCGGCGAGTTCCGTGAGCTGCGTCCACTGCTCTTGCTGAAGCGTCAGGGTGTCCGGCGCTTCGTCAATCATGATGTCCACGTCGAGCTGCGCGATGGTGCTTGGGTCGATCTTGACCCAGCGCATCCGCTCGTCATCGGTGACGCGAATCCACTGCTCCGCAGTCCAGAACTGCCGCACGCGGTTCCATACGGCGCGCATGACGCGGCTCTGCCAGTGACGGATACCGTCAAACAGGATGCCGACCTGAATCTGCCCGCCCTGCGCCGCGATCTCCTGCGCACGGCCCGACTCGGTCGCCGCCTGCCCGCGAAGCGCCTCGTTCGGGCCGGTCACCGACAGCGAGGACATGGCGTCCTGCAGCAACTGGAACTGGCCCGTGGCGAGTTCCGTGTTGCGCTGGATCTCCAGTGCGAAGCCCTGGTTGTAGATCACGACGCCGTCAGGCTTCGCCGCTTCCTTGCGGCTCTTGTCTACGTCAGACAGCGCGCCCTCTTCGGCCACGATCTGGTTGACCGAGAGCATGTGCAGCGCCTTGGACCGGCGCTTGTTGATCTCGTCTTGCAGATCCTTGTAGCGCGCCACGACGCCATAGCGCCGGCCTTCGCGGTCCACGTAGCAGGACTGCATGATCAGCGGGCATTCCGGGTTGCCCTCGTCATCAAGGTACGCACTCGGGGCCGCAGGCTCGATGATCCCCGCCTTGCTGAATACGCATCGATGCCAGACGCCATTGACCTTGTGATAATGCTCAAGGATCTGCACGCGGTTGCGCGTGTGATCGACCCAGCGAGGCTTATCGTCAAAGGTCTCCCCCGTGCTGGCGCTCACCTGCGACGACTTCATCAGGTGTTCAAAGCCCTCGGCGAGCGAAGGATATCGCTGCTTCGCGCGCTCGACGTCCATCCAGACGACGACGCCCATGTACTGCGCGTCTGAGAAATCTGCGGCATAGCTGAACGGATCGCGGTAGAAGCGGTCCCAGCGCACTTGCCGAATCCGCACGCGCGGGTTGCCGCCAGCGCGCGAGGCCGGCTCCACGATGACCTCGCAGCCGCCGATGCCTTCAACGATCTTGTTTTCAAACGCCCGCGACTTGACCTGTGGGAAGAACTCCGACTCGGCGATGTAGCGCAGGGCGTCGGTCGCGAGGTCGGCTTTCTGCTCGTCGGTCGGATTGCGCGGGTATGCCTTGGGGTCGGTGCGCGTCTGGCGCTCGAAACCAAGCAAGTATTCGACCTTGTCCTTGGTGCGGTTGTCCGTGATGCACGGCTGCCCGCGCTTCTCCAGCGCCGCACGCTCGGACGACGTCCACTGCTTCCCGTCGTAATAGTCGCGGTAAACTTCGGCGTTGGTACGCTCGTCCCGCGAATTGCTCTCGGACTCCTCGAACTGCGTGATATAGGCCGAGAGCATGTCCGGCTTTGAGTCCGGCACTTTCTCAGTCTCTAGGCCATTTTCCACGACTTGGCTTCCTCATCCGCAAAAGCGAGATCCCAGCGGTCCCGGATAACCGGCCGCGCGTCCTTCGTCCTCATCACTGCCGGGTGCGCCTGATCGACGGCCATCGCCATCAAGATCGCGTTATCCACCGCGTCGTCATGCTTGCCGGCGGGGAACGCCAGCATCTGCGACAGCAGCCGGTGCCCCCACTCGGTATCAGGCAGCTTCACCTTGCCCATCGCCGCCATCGCCTGGAGGCTTCGCGCCATCGTCGGCTTGTCCGCGCTACGCGGGAGCCACTCCAGCCGGCAAAACGTCTTGCGCTCGCGCATCCGGCGCACGAGGAACGGTTCGACCGCGCGGCGTATCGGCCCCGACTCGCCGAAGAACGCAAACGGCTTGAACCGTGCGAACTGGTCAATCAGCCGGTCTATCCACTGGTCCGCCGTCTGCTGGCCCGACCAGCCGTCAAGGCCGAGGTACAGCGTGCCGTCCGGCGCATACCCGTGCGTCGCGAGTTCAGTGAAGTCGCCGCCACCGTCCGTTACCGCAAAGTCGCCCGTGCTGTACTTGTGCAGCACGTCCGGCGCTTTGCCGTAGAACGGCAGGTGCTCGCGCTTGAAGAACGTCCCCTCGTCGGGGATCGGGTTCTGCATGTAGAGCGCCGACCAGTAGCGCCCCACCGTGTTCGTCTTGATGCGCTCCAGCGCCTCGACGGGGAACCGCTCGGGCCAGAGCGCCGCGCCATCCTTCAGCGCAGGCAACTCGACCACTTCCCAACGGTCGCCACCCGCCGCCTGCTGCGACAGGAGACGGCCCGTCAGGTCGTCTTCGTGCATCCGGTGATTGATGACGACGATGCGGCCCTTCGGCTGCAGGCGGTTGTACGCCGTGCCGCGATACCACTCCCACACGTTGTTCCTGATCGTCTCGGACTGCGCGTCCGCCATCGTGGCGAACGGGTCATCGATGACGAAGAGATCCGCGCCGCGACCCATCACCGCGCCGCCAACGCCTATGGCGTAGTAGCCGCCGCCCGCGTCGGTGTTCCACTTGCCTTTCGCCTGGCTGTCCTCGGCCAACCGGGTCGGGAATACCTTCTCGTACTCTTGCGACCCGATGATGTTCCGCACGTCGCGGCCGAAGTCGGTCGCAAGTTCCGCCGTGGCGGATGCGCTGATCACCTGCCACTCGGGACGACGGCCGAGGCACCACGCCGGGAAGCGACGCGAGGCGAGTTCTGACTTGCCGTGACGCGGGGCCACCAGCAGCATCAGCCGGTCCACTTCGCCGCGCTCGACCCGTTCTAGCTGCTCCGCGATGATGCGATGCGGGCGGCCGGTCTCGTAGCGCGGGAACGTGTACTCGGTGAACTCAATGAGTCCCTGACGCGCCTTCCGCCTCGTCAGGATCTCTTTCGCGGCCTGCTGTGACGATTGCAAGTAGTTCCTCGTCCGTCAGTTCTTCCACGCGCCGGTCGGTGATCTCCGCCGTTACGTCGAGTTCCTGTTTTGGCTTGCCGTAATAACGGTCGATGTAGTCGCGGCGCGTCTCGGAGTCCTCTTTGGCCTCCAGCACGTAACCGCGCATGATCTCCCGGTGCGTCGTGCCATCCGGGACGCCCGCCTCGTCATCAAGCTGAGAGAGGATTGCGTGGATGGCAGCGCGGAACTTCGGCGCACGGGCCGCATTGGTGTTCTTGAACGGCGCGCCGCGCTTGGCCATTACGACCTCGCGCGGCCGTTGAGAACGCGGTACTGCTGCACCTCGTTCCACGCCCGCTCGGTGCCCTGGTTCGCCTCGACCGTCAATTCCTTGATCTCGTCGGAATTGCCGTCGTCGATGATGCGGTTCATGGTCGAACCGACCTCGAACTCAACAGACGCCGCCGGGGTCAGCGGCGTCCAGTCAACGATGGTCGTGTCGGTCGTGACGCAAACGAGCTTCCAGTGGACCGTATCCGGCACCTTCGGCACGTTGCGGTCATCCTCAAAAACCGCCGTAACGGGGAGGAATGACCGCTCTGTGAGGTCGAACCGGACAGCCATTACGCGGCCTGCACGGTCTCAGTCGCGGTGAGCTGCCACGTCTGCGCGCTGGTCTTGGTGCCGAGCGACTCGACCTTCCGCTGCAGCATCGTGCCGGACGAGGACGCGTTGAACGTGCCCCACTCCTGCCACGCGAAGTTAGCCTCCGCCGTGGTGAAGGTGCTGCGGAACGTCAGCACGTTGCTGGACCGCTGCGGATAGGTCGAATCCATGCCCTTGCGGATCTTGTTCGACGCGGCCTGCAGATCGGTGTGCGCGGCGCTGAACGCCGTCGTGGAGTCGCCCACGCCGAGGTACGCGTTCGCGTTGTTGAGGTACGTCGGGGAATCGTTGATCAGGCACTGCGCCACGAGGACCGCGCCCGCGTTTGTGATAGCCATGTAATCTCCGGGTTAAAACGCGCGCCATGCGCGGACGAAACGATTGAAGAGCTTGTGCGCCTTCCAATAGGCGCGTCGGTATGCGAGGTGAAACTTGGAGGGCTGCGGCGCGACGTAACCATCAGGCCGCGAGAAGACCTTGACCGGCGCGCCGCTGTCGGGAAGCTCGAACACCTCGACGCACTGCGGATGCTCGCGCGGGTCGGCCGGCACGTCTTCGCCGACGATCTCGCCGTCAAACTTCGCGAGTTGGTATCTCACTGAAACCTCAAGTTGATGCGATATGCGTTTGGCTGGATACGAATCCGCTTGATGACCGAAGACGACGTGACGTCGCCGCTGTCTTCAAACCTGATCCCCAGGATGTCGCCAGCCACCTGCTCCACGTTCGCGACGTTGTTCACGACGGCGGAATCGAGGATCGACAGCGACATCGTGTCGCTGGCCGCAATCGGTTCCTGCGTGACCGAGACGCTGCTGGCGTCACTGATCTGCACCGATAGCGTGTCGGTGACCGCGAGGGTGATCGACAGCGCGCCCGCCGCATCCGTGATCGTCACGGACAGCGTGTCGGTGCCTGCAATCGGCGTCGTGCCGCTGGCGCTTACCGAGCCCGTGTCTGCGATGCGTACCGACAGCGTGTCGGTGCGCGTGAAGGCCGCCGCATTCGTGCTGACGTCGCTGATCGCAATGCGCAGCGTATCTGGCGTCTCGATGTAGATTTCATCGACCTGGCCCTCGTCAATGCGAACGCCTAGGGAGTCGCTGACACCGTAGTTGACGACCCCGGTGCCGCCGCCCTGCGGGAACAGCAGCAACATGTGGCGTTACTTGTAAAGCAGCGTGACGATCTGCTCGTTCGCCGCGACCGAGCCGGTATCGCTGTCAGCCGCGCCACTCGTGATCGCGATGCTGATGCCCGTCGCGAACGGGATGCCCTGCACCAGCGAGAACGAGACGCCACCCGCGCCCGGCAGCGGGATCGTGATGACCGGCGTGGTCGTTCCGACCGTGGGCGCAGACGACGTGTTGTAAAGCTTCAAATACCGCGCGGATGCGTTGGTGTTGACGGCAATGACGCCGTACACCTGCCCCGCGCTAGCCTTGGCCGTCTCGGCGTTCGTGCTGGCGGTCGAGATTCGCCGATAGATGCTGCAGCCACCCGAGGTGACGGGCGTCTCCTGCACCGGTAGTGGCGTCGTCGCGTTGACGTCGTTCGCGGTGCCGTCTGCGCCCCACGTCGGTTTGACGCGCTGGTAGTGCACGCCACCGATGTCGTCGGTTGCGACCGTGGTGCCCGCGCCTGCGGTTATGCTGACCCCGTCTGCCAAGTTCGTTTACTCCAAGCAATAGCAGCCCGCCGCCGCGTAGGACGCAGCGGGAGCCGTGAGAGTGATTTGTTAGCCGACGCCTAAGAGCAGGCCGCGACCGGTCGGCACCGTGGGCGCGACTGCGCCAGGGATGGACACGGCGACAATGGACGAATAGCTGTCGTCCTCGGAGTCCAGCACTTCGCTGGACCCGCCGGCTGATTTGTACGCAAAGCGCGAGCCGTAATCGACCTGTCCACCCGTCGCGCCGCTCGTCCAACCAGACGAATTCGTCGGCGGCGTCTCGCTCGCGTCGTAGCGCGTGTCAAATCGCAGAAGCAGGTCGCCGGAGACCGTCGTCAGCGTGATCTGAGCATTAGAGGCAGCAGAAGCGGCATCCCCATCGGCGTCGCGCCATGCGGTAAGGTCGCCGCCTTTCGTATAGACCACGACGCAGTTGGGTCCATAGATGGGCGTAGCGTCCCAGTCCACGTCGAGCGTCTGTGATCCGGTCGCCGGGTTGTACCAGGCTGCGACGCCCGTTCCGTTCTCAAAAGCCGCAGTCGAAACCGGGACTTCAAACGTCTGCGCCGGGGCGTTGCCGTTCAGGGTCGCGGCTGAGAGGCCCGACCCATCCGATGCCACGTAATAGAACCAGAACAGATACGCCGCAGTGGCATCGCCCGGGACTGTGACGCTCTGCGATGCAGGCGTCGCGGTCCCCGTCGCGAACGTCACGACCTCTGCGCTGATGAATTCGGCCGCCATTACGTCGTCCCTGTCTCAGTGAGCAACCACTGCTCGTCGTAGTTGTCGCCAAACCACCAGTTAAATTTGCGCTTGGGCGAAAGCCGGTACTCGGCCAGGAACGTCGCAGTACGCCGCCAGTTGCCAAGCGACCAGAGCGCCGACTGACGCAGCAGCGGCAGAACCGCGTCGATCTGCGTGTTGCTGCGCCCAAGCCGCTGGTTTGCCCACTTCGCGCGAAGCAGCGCCGTCACCATCTCGGGACAATGCTCAATGTCCGAGTCGATGCCGTTGTCGGTGCCGCCGACGATGTTCCCGGCAGGCCCGCCGACGTAGTACCAGACGGCGCGATACGTCTGCACGGTGCCAGGGCCGTCCGGCGGCGGGTTGGTCCCGGTCGTGCCGAGATAAGTCCCGTCGCGAGCCATTGCGCCGCCCATGTCGCTGATGAAGCGCAGCGCATCCTCGTCGGCGCTCATCAGGAAGTACTTCCAGACCGCCTCGAGCAGCACGCAGGACATCCACGGCGACGCGAACCACGTGATCGGGTTCGTGCTGTCGCCTTCGCGGTGTTGGTACTGGTCGTGATAGAGCCATCCGTTCATCGTCGGATAGCCTGCGGGCGGACTGATCTGGTCCGCCCGCATGCCTTGGAATATCGAAATCGCGCGGTTCTTGTATTCGTTGGTGCCGGTCAGCTCATAAGCGTTGATCGCCGCAGTCAGGAACTGTGCGAGCAATCGCTCTGTGTAGATGCCGCCCGTGTTCTGCACGGCAGGCGGCAGCCGGTGGCGCAGGATGTTCTGCGTCACGTTGAACAGCTTGTGTATGTCCTCGACAGCGGTCAGTAGCCGCGCGTCGCCGGTCAGGAAATAGGACATCGCAAGGCCGGACGTACTCAGGTACTTGCCGTCACCGAAGTCGCCCGAGTCGCTGAACCACCGCTTGGTGAACGCGCCCTTGATGTACGTATACGAGAACGTCCCGGGCGACCACGCCTCGGGCGTCACATAATTGACCGTGCTCCCGGGGCCAGCCATGTACTCGCGGAAGTACTGCGCGGCGCGGTGCGTGTGCCGCAGCCACTTCACGTCGCCCGTAATCGTGTAGACGTTCGCCAGCGCGCCAACGCGGTCATAGAGCCACGTCTCGAACGCCGGGTCGCTGCCGGGGTAGTTGATCCACTCCGTCAGTGCGCCAGCATTCTCGAATCCACCGAACTCGGGGATCGGCTCGCCCTGATACTTGGTGGCCGTCAGCCAGACATCGTTGACCGACGTCTTCGCAAAGTTAACGAGATACCGCATCCAGTCGGTATTGGCGTGTTCGCGCGCTAGTCCTCGCAGGTTGCAGTTCTGCAAGTGCGCCTTCGGGATCGACGGGAAAACCTTCGGCTCGCGGATGTTCTGCGCGTCCATCTGGTCGACGTAGGGCGGCACCTTCAGCGGGTACGTCGTGAGATTGCGCGCGGTGTCGCGCTCGTACTTGTCGGTTTCGGGATGCTCGCCCGTGCGAGGCCCGTCCTTGAGGTGCCACGCCGCGCTGGCGTTGACGTTCGCGGGCGTGATGCCAAGGCCGGCCGTCTGCGTGCGCGACACCCCCGGCCCCCAAACGAAGCGAATCGTCTGGTTTGCGCCGAGCGTGATCGTGCGATTGAACGCCACGAACACCGAGCGCACCGACGCGCCGTCAATGCTGCCGTCGGTCAGGTGCCGCCACAGGCAGAGTGCCGACACGTCGGCCGGGATCTCAACGCCGCCTGTCGTCTCCAGCATGCAGTTAGCGATGTTGGGCAGCCAGCTGCGCGGCATCGGGATGCCGAACGCCAGCGGCGTGACGCCACTGATCGTCTGCGCAGGCACAAGCTCGATATCGATGGAGCCCGAGGTCTGCGCCGCAGGCCACATATTCGGCTGCAGGTTGTTTGGCGGCGGCGGCGGGGCATCCGCGCTGATCGTCTTGCGCAGGCTGCTCACTTGTAGAACACCGTTACCGCCACCTCGTCCTGCGCCACGCCGCCCGTATCGTTATCGGCAGCGCCCGTCGTCAGGCCGATGCCGATGCCGCTCGCGAACGTCGCCCCGTGCGGAATGTCGATCTTCGACAGCCGCAGGACGGGAATCGTGATCTTCGGCGTCGTCGTGCCCACGGTCGGCGCGCTGGCCGTGTCGTAGAGCTTCAGGTAACGCGGGCTGCTGTTCGTGTTGCCCACGATCACGCCGTATACGAGGCCCGCAGAGCCTTTTATGGCGGCGCTGTTCGTGCCCGTTGCACTGACCAGCTTGTATGCCGAAACGCCCCCAGAGGTCACCGGAAGCGTCGATACGGGCAGCGGCGCAGAGGCCGAGACATCGTTAGCCGTGCCGTCCGCGCCCGAGGTCCATTTCTGGCGCTGGTACTGCGCCGAATCGACCTCGTCGCTGGCAATCGACGTGCCCGAGCCTTCCGTCCAGCCCACGCCCTGCGCGCCAAGGAGCACGATAACGGCAGCGCCCCAGGTGACCGCCGTGTCGTCATACGACCACGAGGCCGAGTTCACCGCCGACGCGCTGGTGATCTTGTAGCCGCCCTGAGCGGCAAGGCTGCCCGTCTGGTCCTCGTTGTACAGCGCCGTATAGCCCGACGGCGTGCTGATCGTGATCGTCGTGCCAGTGGGGTACACCAGCAGCGCGAACACGAGCGACACGGCATCCGAGTTCGCCGCCGAGGCCGTCACCGTCGCGTCAACGCCCGAGGTCGCGCCCGTGGCGAGGGCGCTGGATGCCGCCTCGTAGCCTGATGGCTTCAGGCCGCTGAATTCCTGCACGCTCCACGTCAGGAAGTTGCCCGACGCATTGGCGTTGTTGACCGTGACAGTCGGCGCGCCCGAGCCGCTGTAGTTCCACGCCACATACAGCAGCAGCCGCGAGCCGCCCGAGATCGCGCCCGAGTCGTACACCAGCGAGTACGTATTGCCCTTGTCGTCGGTGACGCTGGTCGCGCTGTAGCCGCCAGAGCGCCACGCGCTGATGGTGACCGTGAGCGCATTGCCGTTGGTCGGCGTCCAGCCCAGCGTGCCGCTGCTATCGGTGCTGCCGACGTTGTCGCCGTTGAGCTTGCCGGTGCCGTCTACATACGCAATCGGCATCAGGTCACCGTGTGCGCGCCAATGTCCGCAGTCACGCGGGCATTGCCGAAGTAATCGACCGTGACGCCCGCGAGCGCGACGCCCGTGTTATTCGCAGCCGACGCGCCCGTGATGCGGAAGACGTCGGTGTTGAACGTCGGCACGGCGGGATACGTGTTCGTGACGCTGTATCCCGCGTTGTTCAGCCCCGGCGACGTCGTCACGACCTGGCTCGTGCCGCTGATATTGGCAGGCGGCGCGTTCGACCAGAGGTTGTGCGAGATCGTGTTGGTGCCGAGCATGCTGTTCCAGTTGAGGCAGACCCGGCCACCAGCGTCGAAGATCAGGTTGTTGCGGAACGTCAGCCCCGTGAGGTTCGTGTGATTGTTCGTCACACAGCTCGCGCCTGACGGGAACGAGCCCGCCACGGTGCGGAAGATCGTGTTGTTGGTCAGCGTGATGTTGCTGAACGTCTGCCCAGCCCATTCGCTGAAATACAGATTTTGCAGACAACCCGTGATCACGTTGTTGCGGAACGTGACATTGCGCGAGCCGATCAGGCCATTACTGCCCGGCGGATTGCCGAAGCTGCCCGACTCGCTGCCGAACTCGACGCCCGTCTTGGGGTAGCCCGCGCCTGCGAACTGCCAGTACCGCGTATCGCTCGACTTGAAGAACAGATTTCGCTCGAACGTCCCGCCGTCCACGTTCGTGACGTAGAGCAGCGCCGACCACGTATCGAAGACGACGCAGTTACGGATCGTCAGGTTCTCGGCCTGGATGAACGCACCCGCGCCGAAACTGATGTGGTGCCCGGCGTGGATGCCCTCGCCCGACGCTTGACCAATCAAGCACTCGATGACCGAGCCATTGCGGCCCATCATCAGCACGCCCATGCCCCAGCCTGCGAGGTTGCCGTCCGCGCGATAGACGCGCCGCTGCGTGTCCAGCACCTGGCAGCCGCCGAGGTAAGCGCCGTCCGTGTTGAACGTCGTGAAGCCGGTATCGAACGCGCCCGACAGCGTGCAGCGCAGCACCCGGACGTTGCTGTACCACTCGTTGATGTTCGCGATGAAGTTGCCGTTGTTCGTCGCCGGCCCGACGATCAGGCAGTGGTTCTTGCTGTTGACGATGTCGATGGAATCCCACACGACGTGATTTGCCGCGATCCAGACCAGCGCATTGCTGCCTGCCGCGAATCCTGACTCGTTCCAGCCGATGGGCCGAACGTAGCCGCCGTCGATCACCGGCTTGTTCAGCGGGTCCGCCGCGCGCCATGTAATCGGCTGCAGCGCCGTGCCGCTCGTCGTGATCAGCGCCGTCTGCGAGTACGTCCCGGGCGCTACCGCAATCACATCGCCAGGCACTGCCGCCGCATTGGCCGCCGCGAAGGTCGTGAACGCCGGATTACCGAGATAGTTGCCG